GAAACTGTGGCGGACATTGTGCAGTCGCTGCCATCGTTTACTGAAACGCGAGCTGATGACCTGATTTTGCCATCGCTGCATATGGCAAACCGCGAACTGCGTCGGGCGAAAAATCATGTCCAGAAGTGGGAGCGAGTCTGCGCCGCGCTGCGGGAGCTGAACAAGCACCGGGATATTGTTCGACAGATTGCTGATTCTTCCCGCCGTGTTGTATCGGAAAAGTGATTGCCGGAGGCGCTTATGGCAAAAGTATTTACACAAGAAGAGCGGGAAAAAATTAAAGGGCAGGTTGTTGAGCTAGTACGCCGGAGTGGACGCGAGACGTTACGACAACTGGAGGCCAAGACAGGTGCGACAAGATATCTGATGAGCGTTCTCGCCAGAGAGCTGGTTGCCAGTGGCGATGTATACAACTCTGGTTACGGGTTATTCCCGTCTGAACAGGCTCGTAAGGACTGGCAAAATGCCCGCAAAAAACTATCCAGGGCAAAGGTGAAGAAACCATCTGTGGTTGATCCGGACCTTATCTGGTCATTACCAGACGGAGAAATACGCCGCTACGACAGGCGTCTGAACATAATCTGTCGCGAGTGCCGGAAGAGTGAAGTTATGCAGCGTGTGCTGGCGTTTTATCAGAATGGTTTTCGAGAGAGGCTTGGAGATCAGGGATGAATAGAACGATGAAGGATGGAAGCTACATATTCTCGGTACTAAGATTTATTTTTCTGACACAAAATGACCATTTGGCGTTACATAATCCCAAAAAAACGTATCAAAAATCTCAAAATGCGTTACGATTAGAGAGTATTTTGATTCTGCGTGCTCATTTTTTGATTGCTGTGGCTTTTTGTTGTGGGAGTGTTGAATGGATTATTTATCAGAAGTGTTAAAAATCATTGAAGGTGCAACAAAGGCAAATGCTTCGATGGCTAGTAATTATGCTGGGTTGCTGGCAGATAAGCTCGAACAAAAAGGGGAGGTCAAGCAAGCCAGAATGATAAGAGAAAGGTTGCTTAGAGCTCCCCAGGCGTTGGCAGGAGCTCAAAGGGCTGGAGGTGGGATATCTCTGGGCTCATTACCGGTAGATATTGATAGTCGACTCAACACTGTTGATGTCAGTTATCCTAAATTAGACAGTTCAGAGATTTTTCTGCCTGCAGCAATCAGTACCCGTGTTGAAGAGTTTATCACTAATGTTCAACGTTATGATGAGTTTGTTAAAGCTGATGCAGCATTGCCGAGTCGTATGCTCGTGTATGGAAAGCCAGGAACAGGTAAGACTATGTTATCTAAGTACATCGCTACCCGCTTAGATTTTCCACTTCTTACAGTGCGTTGCGATACTTTGATTAGTAGTTTATTGGGACAAACCAGCAAAAATCTTAGACAGGTTTTCGATTATGTAATGCAGAGGCCATCAGTGCTTTTTTTAGACGAATTTGATGCTTTAGCTGGAGCAAGAGGTAATGAGAGAGATATAGGTGAGCTTCAGCGAGTTGTCATTTCACTATTGCAGAATATGGATGCGGCATCAGAGGATACGGTAATTATTGCCTCAACTAACCATGAGCAACTTCTGGATCCTGCAATCTGGAGGCGATTTAGCTTCAGAATTCCAATGCCTCTGCCTGACATACATCAGAGAGAGTTAATTTGGAAAAATCGTTTAAAGAATATGATATGTAGCGATCTAGATTTAAGTGATTTATCAAGAAAATCGGAAGGATTATCCGGAGCAATAATTGAACAGGTGAGCTTGGATGCACGTAGGGATGCAGTTATTGAAGGTGCAAGTGTGATAAATCACCATAAATTGTATAGGCGTTTGTATCTTGCTCAATCGCTTATGGAAGGTGTAAATTTAAGCACTTACGAAGATGAAATTCGTTGGTTACGTTCTAAAGATAAAAAATTATTTTCTATCAGAGTTCTTGCTAATTTGTACAAACTTACATCAAGAGTAATTTCAAACATTCTGAAGGAGTCAGGAGCATATGAGCAGAAGGGGTACACAGTTTAGTAACGCAAAAGTTACAAACCCAATGTTAAGAATCCCTTTTTCCAGTAGTGACTTGGGTGCAATAGTAAACGCTGGCGGTGGGGCAAAGGTATTGGTTGATGTAACAGCCGAATATAGACAAGGGCTAGTAAGAAATTTAACAACCAGTAAACATTATTTAGAATCCAAACTTTCAGAGTACCCTGGAAGCTTGGGTACTTTGGTTTTCAAATTAAGAGACCAGGGAATAGCCAAAACGCATAGGCCGAACAAAATTGCTCAAGAGGCTGGATTGCAAAATGCCGGTCATGCCAAAATAGATGAAATGTTGGTTGCTGCTCATGCCGGCTGTTTTGACGTATTAGAGTCAGTCATTTTACATCGGAATATTAAAGCGATTTTGGCTAATCTAAGCGCGATTGAGCGCATTGAACCTTGGGATGAGAATAGGAAGGTTCCAGGAGGCACTGATGGTTTGTTTGAATCATCAAACATCCTTGTACGACTATTTGAGTACACAGGTGAAGATGCAACTTACAACAACTATGAAAACGTTATTTCTATATTAGAACAACACGGAGTTAAATATGATGAGATTAGACAAAAATGTGGTCTTCCCTTATTAAGGATAATGGATTTATCCCCAAATGATAGATATATATTAGACATTCTCATTGATTACCCGGGTATAAGAACGTTAATTCCTGAACCAAAATATTCAGCATTCCCGGTTAGTGTAAGTGATTCTGTTGGCATTGAAACAAATAGCTTTCCCGTACCATCAGAAGAATTACCCATTGTTGCTGTATTTGACACTGGGGTAAGCCCCATCGCGGCAACAATTACTCCTTGGGTAGTGAGTAGGGAAACATACGTAATTCCTCCTGATACGAGTTATGAACATGGGACTATGGTGTCTTCATTGATATCAGGCGCTCATTTTTTAAATGACAATCATCCATGGATTCCTGATACAAAATCTAAAATCCATGATGTTTGTGCCTTAGATGAAAATGGATCTTATATATCAGATTTAATTCTGAGGCTAGCAGATGCTGTAAATAAAAGACCAGATATAAAAGTCTGGAATTTGTCTTTGGGAGGCGGACCATGTAATGAGCAGACGTTTAGTGATTTTGCGATGGAGTTAGATCGGCTCAGCGATAAATTTGGTATTTTGTTTGTAGTTGCTGCAGGTAATTATGTAGATGAACCTATACGTACATGGCCAAATCCTGATCCGCTTGGAGGTGCTGATTTAATTTCCTCTCCTGGAGAGTCAGTCCGAGCACTAACAGTTGGTTCAGTTTCTCATATGGAAGCTAATGATGCTTTAAGTGAAATTGGAACACCGACACCATATACTCGTCGTGGCCCTGGGCCTGTATTTACTCCAAAGCCAGATATAATCCATGCTGGCGGTGGGGTTCATAGACCTTGGAATGTAGGAGCAAGCAGTTTAAAGGTCGTAGGGCCAGATAATAGGCTTTGCTCTAATTTTGGTACTAGTTTTGCTGCTCCAATTGTGGCAAGTTTAGCTGCGCATACATGGCAGAGAATAGCCACTAATACAGACTTTAATGTTTCACCATCATTGATTAAAGCATTATTAATTCATTCCGCTCAATTATCTTCTCCTGATTACTCGCCAAGTGAAAGACGCTATTTGGGAGCGGGAATTCCTAATGAAGTTATTGAGACCTTATATGATAGTGATGATAGGTTTACTCTGATTTTCCAAACATTCTTGGTTCCTGGGGTGAGGTGGAGAAAGGATAACTATCCCATACCATCGGCACTTATTCAAAATGGAAAATTTAAAGGTGAGATTGTAATTACTGCTGCATATGCACCACCACTGAACCCTAATGCCGGCAGTGAATATGTTCGCGCGAACGTAGAGCTAAGTTTTGGCTTAATTGAGAATAATACTATAAAAGGAAAAGTGCCTATGGAAGGAGAAAACGGTCAATCTGGATATGAGAGAGCTCAAATTGAGCATGGTGGAAAGTGGTCACCAGTAAAAATTCATCGCAAGGCATTTAATAAAGGAATTACTTCGGGTAACTGGGCTCTTCAGGCTAAAACAACGTTGAGAGCGAATGAACCGGCCTTAATGGAGCCTTTACCTGTAACTATTGTAGTAACTTTAAAATCATTAGATGGAAACACACAAGTTTATGCTGATGGCGTAAGAGCTTTAAATGCTAATAACTGGGCTCACTATCCATTGCCTGCTCGTGTGCCAGTTTCCGTATAACAACTATATAAATCAAACCCGCTGTAGCGGGTTTGATTTATTTGTGGGTGTGTTTTATAAAAATACCGCCCATACACAACAAAATACAAAAAGTATTATAGATAAAAAAGGAACGTAATGTGCAGATTTGTTGTTTTCCATATTTACTCACCTTAATATGATTAACCCTGATAGGGTTGTTATTTCAGCGGTTTTCAAATGAGATATTATGGTGATCTGGCAGATTTGCATAACATTAAAATTTAATTTGTTTAACCGCTTTTAATAATAAGCGTTGTTTGTATCCCAGCAATCTGTTTTTTGGTTTTTATTCCATTAAGGTGGGGCTTTACACTGGAGCCAGTTTATTTATACTTCATACGTCAGCCTGAACAACTGGCATCTGCTGCGCTGCGCCATCGAGAGATTAAGAAATGGCGCATATACAACTGGTCAAACAAACCTCTTCCGGATTACTTCTCCCGGCGACGCCGGAGAGTTGTGATTTTCTGCATCAAATCAAAATAGGCGAGTGGATACACGCAGACTTTAAGCGTGTGCGTAACTACGCATTCCACAAGCGTTTTTTCAAACTCCTGCAACTGGGATTCGATTACTGGACTCCGGTCGGTGGGGCGATCACGCCTCGCGAACGAGAACTGCTGTCTGGTTTCGTTGATTACCTGTGCGAATCAGTTGGTCGGGAACACACGCCAGCCCTGAGTGATGCCGCAGAGCAATATCTGAATACAGTTGCGACACGCAGAACCCGGGATACGGCATTGCTAAAGTCGTTTGAGGCTTTTCGCGAGTGGGTAACCATTCAGGCTGGATTTTACACCGAACATTTTTATCCGGACGGTAGCCGCGGGCGTCGGGCAAAATCTATCGCTTTTGCGAATATGGACGAAACCGAGTTTCAGCAGGTTTATAAATCTGTTCTGAATGTGCTGTGGAACTGGATTCTGTTCCGTAAATTTTCCTCTCCGGAACAAGTCGAAAATGTGGCCGCGCAGCTGCTGGAGTTTGCGTAATGGTGGATTTACGTAAAGCGGCGCGGGGGCGGATGTGCACCGTCAGAATTCTTGGCTACTGCAATCACGATCCGGAAACGTCTGTGCTGGCGCATTACCGACTGGCGGGAACGTGCGGAACAGCGACAAAACCACACGATATGCAGGCGGCGATTGCCTGTAGCTCATGCCACGATTTAATCGACGGGCGGGTAAAAACAAGCGATTACACCAAAGAAGATTTACGCCTGATGCATGCAGAAGGTGTTTTTCGCACGCAAGAAATCTGGAGAAAGGAAGGTTATTTATGATTTACCCAACAAATACAGGCAAAAGCGGGGAACACCTTCGTCTCACCACGCTGGAAAGTGTCTGGATTCAGGGAAAACTGCGCATGTGGGGGCGCTGGTCGTATATTGGCGGCGGTAAGACGGGGAATATGTTCAACCAGTTGTTGGCCTCTAAAAAGCTGACAAAAACGGCAATTAACGAGGCGCTCCGGAGGATGAAAAAAGCAGGTCTGAACAAGTCTGAACTTGAGGCTTTTTTGCGGGATATGATTAACGGTAAGCAAAAGAGCTGGCTGGCGCATTGTACTGATGCAGAGGCGTTATGTATTGATCGGGTCATAAGTGAGGTGCTGGCAGAGCATCCAGGATTGATTAGCGTCCTTCGGCAACGGTATGAGGGGCGGGGGATGACCAAACGCAAAATGGCTGAATTGCTAAATGATGCACACCCAGAGTGGTGTTTTAGCACATGCGAAAAGCGAATTGCTAATTGGTTGGCCGTTGCTGAGTATGCGCTATACATTCCCATGCGAGAATCATTCGCTCAAAAAACGGCTTGATTTTTTACGCATAAACTGCTTCAATTTTGCTACGCTTCGCAAAGCTGTATCGCGAGGCGAATCAAGCGCAATTAAACTTTAATAGAACCCGCCATCGAGCGGGTTTTGTTGTTTCTGTGGTGTGATATCAGAAACGACATTTAATCATCGCCTTCAAAATAAATTTATTTATATGTTGTTGTATATATTTTAAGTGAAAGTGAATTATTCACATAAAATAAAAACATATAAATAAATTTACATAACTTGACGCAAAGTGTTGTTGCGATTGGAATATTAAATCGTATTATCGAAAACGGTTCTGAGGGGGAACTCTTCTTTGCTCGGTGATATCGCTCCCCTGAAGAACCAATGCCGACTTAGCTCAGTAGGTAGAGCAACTGACTTGTAATCAGTAGGTCACCAGTTCGATTCCGGTAGTCGGCACCATATGCGGGTATCGTATAATGGCTATTATCTCAGCCTTCCAAGCTGATGATGCGGGTTCGATTCCCGCTACCCGCTCCAGAGAAACAAGCCTTATTGTATCGTGGCACTGGCGTATTTTTTATTACGTGGGGTGGGTTGTTTTAAAAAGACAATCCGTTCTCTGACTATGATTGGAGGTCGGTTGTAGTCACAGTGCTAATTTTTTTACGGCAGCAGAATGGTGCATTATCGGTGGAGATTTTGTATTTCCTGGCAGGGTCGGTGATGCATCATTCTGGTGTTGTAAAAGCACCGCAGAGGTGTTCCTCAGTGCGAGGGTGGTTTAGATAGTGGTTTGGCGGGGAATCACAATATCTGTTGTAGAGATGGATATTTCGGGAGGCACCCGACACCTCGATTCTTATTACAATAAAATGATTTATCTCATGCAGTGACCAACCGCCATATTTGGCGGTTTTTTTTATTCCTTCCTCAGGACAAAAAAAGACACGAGCATCCTGGAATACTCGTGGGACAAAGTCCTTTAGATAGCAATTTGCGAGAGGGTGAAAAAGTAGCGCGGTCGTCGGATTAAGACCGCGGGACAAAGTCCATGAAGAATAATAAGTATTGGCCCCCTTCTGGGGACATGTTCATACTACTAAGCTTCAGAAGTGGTTTAAATCATCAAATTGACCTTAATTTTCGATAAGTCTTATTTCATTTCTTTGCGCCACATCTGGCGCGCATCAAATAACGCCACGCAAAGGGCATCTGCGGATGCCGGTGCTTTTGACGGGGTGTTTTTTACGGGCCGCTGGTGGCCATTTTTTGTTTCCATTACACAGCGCCCGCATCTGCGAGGTGGGGGTTATGAAATCCATGGATAAGTTAACAACGGGTGTCGCCTATGGCACCTCCGCAGGCAGTGCTGGCTACTGGTTTTTACAGTTGCTCGATAGAGTAACTCCGTCACAGTGGGCTGCAATCGGTGTGCTGGGTAGTCTGGTATTTGGCCTGCTGACGTACCTGACAAACCTTTATTTCAAGATTAAAGAAGATAAGCGCAAGGCTGCGAGAGGTGAATAATGCCTCCATCATTACGAAAAGCCGTTGCTGCTGCTATTGGTGGCGGAGCAATTGCTATAGCATCAGTGTTAATCACTGGCCCAAGTGGTAACGATGGTCTGGAAGGTGTCAGCTACATACCATATAAAGATATCGTTGGTGTATGGACTGTATGTCACGGACACACCGGAAAAGACATCATTCCCGGTAAAACGTATACCGAAGCAGAATGCAAAGCCCTCCTGAATAAAGACCTTGCCACGGTCGCCAGACAAATTAACCCGTACATCAAAGTCGATATACCGGAAACAACGCGCGGCGCTCTTTACTCATTCGTTTACAACGTGGGTGCTGGCAATTTC